AATCAAAAAAAAATAAAAAGATGCAGCGAAAAAAATATACATTTGGTAAGAATGTATATACCTTTCATATAGATACGGTACAAAAGGGAGGTTCATATAAAATATATGCTGGCAGAGATATTTTAGGATACAATACAAATGATGTTATAGGTATGTGGAAAAATAATGCTCCTGATATACACGCTCAACAATTTGCTCGTAATATGATTAATTTATTTAATTAAAGTATTATAAAAATAATTATACACACTATTAATATTTATATAATTATTTATATAGAAATATTTATATATATATATAGTAATAATAATGCCCACACATAAGAAATTTTGTACGTTATGTCATTCTGAAGGAGTAAGTGAATCTACTTGTCCTTATAATTATAACAGCAAATATCCTAATATAAAAACTCATTATAATGTATTAAAGGGTGGTTCACTTTTAAAAAAAAAAGATGAGAATATAGAAAAAAGTGGTACATTACAAGATCTCAGAGAGGTAACACCACAAGCAGCACCACAACCAGTAGCAAAGTCAGCACTACCGCCAGCACCACCACCAGTAGCCATAAAGCAAGCACCACCACCAGTAGCCATAAAGCAAGCACCACCGCCAGCACTACAGTCAGCAGCCATAAAGCAAGCACCCATAAAGCAAGCACCCATAAAGCAAGCACCCATAAAGCAAGCACCACAACCAGTACCACAACCAGTACCACAACCAGCACCACGACCAGCACCACGACCAGCACCACAACCAGTCACACCTGAACCACCGCCAGTAGTAACGGCAGCACCACCGACCGTACCACAACCAGTCATGCCGGCACCAGAGACAGCAGCTGAGCCACAAGCAACTGTAGAACCATCTACATCAGCAGAACAAATAACAGATGGTTTTATACCTTATGAAGAACGTGGCTTACCTATAGAAAAATTTTGGTCTGGAGCAAGACAAAATAAAAAAGCCGATAATATACAGTCAGGGTATACCAATTGGAGAAGGCGTTTATCAACAATGTATGTTCCAGATAATCCCATTATTATCGATGGCGAAGAATGGAATTCAATAGAAGGATGGTTTCAAGCAAATAAATTTATACATAATCCTAGTTACAGTTTTTATGTAGATAAATTTAAGTATGGTGGTGATTTTGCGGATTCCAAATTATCTAAAAAGATGGGTGGTAAGACACAATCTAGAAAAAATAAAGTCAAGTTAGATCCTAATTGGGATATTAACCGTATTACCGTCATGATGAAAGGTATACTTGCTCGTATTGAACAAGGAAAAGATGTACAAAAAATCTTGAAATTGACAAAAGATAACTATTATTTATTACATCAATACAATAAACGATTTAGTAAAGTGCTATCTTATTGGGGTGGTGTTATTAAAAATATAGATGAAAAGGATACAATTATAGGTAATAATATTTTAGGAAAAATGTATATGTTTTTAACTGAAAAGGTACCAAATATATCCGCAGAAGTAGATGTATTAGAAGATATTGATACATTAGTAGAAAGATTTAAAGATTATTATCCTTCTACATCTACAAGAGTTCAAAAAAGTACAGATACGGGCTTAGTAAGCACTGGAAGTTTACAAGGTTTAGAAGAACCAGAAGAACAACAAGAAGAACAAGAAGAACAAGAAGAACAAGAAGAACAAGAAGAACAAGAAGAACAAGAAGAACAAGAAGAACAACCAGACGAAGAACCAGAAGAACAACCAGACGAAGAACCAGAAGAACCAGAAGAAGACGAAGAACAAGAAGAAAAAAAAGAATCACAAGAAATAGAAACTAAAAATTGTGAAGAACCTGTTATATTCGAAGATATTACAGAACGTTTTTTAGAAAAGTATGCTCCTGAATATATTGAAATGACAAAAGAAAAAAGTAGTAAAATTATAGATGAAATTATATCATATGTTCAAAAGTATCACATGTATACACAAAATCCTAGAAAATATTCTAATACGTTTACAGAAAGTTGGTTTAAAATTATACCTAAAACGTGTAATTTAATACCAGAAATATACACAACTGTAAAAGATAATAGCATATTGTATAACTGTACTTTTTACGATCATTGTAAAAATATATCTTCGAAAAAAAATATACTACAAAAAGTATTTTATATACAATTACGACTTCCTAAATCCATACATTCAAATGAAGAGCTACAAAAAATAGACAAAACCATACATGATTCATTAATAGAAATTAAATTAAAATCATTGCTTGATAAAATTAATATACTGACCTACTTGGATATGGATTCAGATGAAAAAGAAGCATTAATACAAAAATATAGAAAAATGTTTGATACATTTAAAGAATCGTATGAACATAGTATTCATAAAAGAGACATCATTTTAAATAAGGAACTACCAGAAGAAACAAATGAAGATATACAGTATCAATTAGCTTTTATAAAAAAAATTTTAAAATTAGAATTTACAATTCATTATCATTTTACGAAAAACAGTGATCAAATTACATCTTATGATACAATTATAAAAGGCACAGATACAGAATTTGATATTATATTTGCTCAAAATTTGGCTACATTAGAAGAAAATATACAAAAAGATATAGAAAATGAAACAACAGAATTTCAAGACAGTATATTTATGTTAAAAAACATAAAAGAAAATCAAGATAACACATATGAATTACAAGATAGTATAGAAAATGATGAAAAAAAATTATTTAGTACATTAACGAATAAAAAATTATTATTACAAGTTATTAAAAAATCATTTATACAGTCATCAAATAAACATATACAATATACTCAAAAAAAAATAAATATAGATGATTTGTACAGTATTAAAATAGAACAATCTTCTTCCCGTTCATCATATACAAATAATGCGCTTGATTATTTTGAACCTTTATTTGTAAATAATTCTATTGAAAATAATACAGATATATTAGTTATTTATAATTATGCTCAACCAGTTACCGTTAATAAAGAAGTTCAAGAATATATTAAAAAACCTTCTGTTTACAAAGAGTTAGATAAAAAAAATCAGTCTGGTTGTATTACAAAAATGAATTGGAGACGAATATTATCCAATGAATATATGCAACCTTTTATAGTTGATACATTAACGTTTAATTCTATAGAACATTATTTACAATATTCTAAATTTAATAAAAGAACAGATATACAAGATCCTGTTATTGTTCAAAAATATCAGAAATTTGCTAATTTATTTTGTAAAAATGTTAAAGGATTATATGCTGAATTATCAGGAGAGGAAGCGTATAAAATGGGTGCCGCAGAAAATACGTCTAGATATGATATAACGATTGCCGACGACTGGTTAGACAAACGATCTACTATTTTAAAAAAAGCCTTATATGCTAAATGTTTTCAAAATAAAAATATACAAGAAATATTACAACTTACAAATCCCGCATTATTAATATCACCTTTTAAAGGTAAAAAAAGAAAACATAAATATAGATTTAATAATGAATTAATGTATATACGACAATTATTTATGTCTTCTACTCTTCCTATAGATATATATCCTAATTATAAGGAAGATAAAACTATATTTGAAAGTCTTTTTTCCTCTACACATAATATGTATATAGAACCCAATACAACAACCACACAAACAGAATCAACTGACACTTCATTAACAGAAAGCATGGAAGAATTTACAAGTAGCGTACAAGAAGAACAACCGTTAGAAGATGTTACAAAAGATATTATATATGATGTCGGAGCAGAAGAAACAAAAGAAGCTGTGCCTGATACGGAAGAACTACAAGAAGACGAAGAATTACAACAATTGAGTGAACAAGCAGATGAAACATTAGAAGAAGCAGTGATTGTTATTGATGAAGAACTGGAAGAAAGTTTATTTTTAGATAAATTTTTAGAACCTAAAGTCGCAAATAAATTTAGTGATGCGCAAACAGAAATAAGTTCGGGTAATCAAAAAACAAGCGATTGGATGTGGTATTTCTTCCCTCAAGCACCATTCGGAACAAGTCCAATAAGTTTACGGTATTCTCTTCAAAATAAAAAAGAAGTCTTACAATATATATATAATAATGAATTACGCAATCGATATATAATACTATTAGATACAATGATTAATCATAAAAAAGAAGTTACAGATATTACAATAGAAGATATTATGGGTAAACAAACACGTTCTGAACTTGCTAGACTAGACACACTTAAATGTATTAGTTCAATAACGTTATTTTATTTGGTTGCTTCTTCTAAATTTAATGAATTAAACGAAAGATGGTCGGACTCTACTGTAGAAAAACCACCTAATGTAGATAAAATATTAAAAAATACAAAAGAAATCATTGATAAAATAAGTCAATTTAAAGATACATTTGATGAATTTGTGGATAACCCTAATGTTGTTCAATTAGTACAAGATATTTCCGAAACGGATCCATTTCTTCCTGTTATAGAAGAACAAAAATATGGTGGTGATTCAAGTGCTTCTGGAGCCGATCCATTGACAGGTGGTTATATAGATACAGGAGTACAAAAATCGTCTGTTACACATGATATATCTAAATTAAACAATATAGAACATTTAGTTAATTTAACTGGTGGATCAATAGAAAATAATATATTACAAATCGCACTTAAAAATAATAATAATAATGTATATAGAGCATTAAGTAGTTTAACAAATAAAAAAACATTACAAATTTATAAAATGTTATCAAAAGAAGGTGCTGTTTAATCACAGCATATGTATACATAAAGTAATACAGTATACATAAAGTAATACAGTATACATAAAGTAATAAAGTAATACAGTATATATTTATATACATTATTATTTTATACGTTAAATATAATATTCTTTCTATTATATATAGAATACTAAACAATGTCCTTATTGAAAAGTCTGTCTAATATACTTGCTCGTTTAGAAGAAATTTTTGATCCATTAGCCTTTATTATATCATTATTTATTGGTATTTTTATTGTTTACAGTATAACTCCTCCTCCAAAAATAATTGTTAAACATCCTACGCCAGAGAATTCTGGACGAATAATTTATAAAGATGAAGCTCATAATTGCTTTAAAGTGTTAAGTAAAGAAACGGAATGTCCCTCTGATACTTCTAAAATAAATTCTATACCTTTAAAAGATTAAATAACAGTGTAACGTTAACAATATTAAAAATATAAATAAAATATTAAAAATATAAATAAAATATGTATATAATATATAATGAAATTATTAACTAATTTAAAAAAAAATGTATATGCACGAATAATTATTTCGATAATATGGGGGTTAGGTCTTGCTGCTATATTTAGAAAAATATGTAAAGGACGTGAATGTATTATTATTAAATCTCCTAATATGGCAGAATATCAAAATAAAGTATATGGATTCGGTAATAAATGTTATACATTTTCATCTCAGGTAACAAATTGTGAGGATAAACCGGATGCCTAAGTGTAATTATATTTAATTATATTTAATTATATTTAATTTATGTAACGTAAATATACATAAAAAAATATATTAGTTAATATATATATATAAAAATGAGTGATATACAAACAGAAATGATTATGAATAGTGATTCAAGTAATATAGTAAATGATATACTACAGGAACTAAATAATACTAATAAAAATAATTCTAATAGTATGCCTATCCAATTACAAATGCAAGATAAAGCGGGTCCCATTCCGTCACAATCATCTTTAGGATTAAATGAAAATGCCGTGATTAATCAATATGATAATACCGAAATAAGTAACCAAATGCAATTAAATAGACAAATGGATCCTCACATGACACTTAATCCTGATGTTCGTTTAGACATGAAAAATTTTGATAATATGAATAAACTTGATAAACAAGGAGGTCGTATTCGGTCTACTAAAATAGTAACAAGAAATTTTATTATGACAACATTGCGAATAATTAAAAATATTGTAGTATTATTTGTTATATTATTGTTATTTTTATCGCCCATTGCTGATAAATTATCAGTTAAATGTTTACCTGTATTATTTTCTAGTTCAGCATCGCAGATATTTAAATGGCTGGGATTAATAGTAAAAGCATTGCTTATAAGTGTTATATACCACATTATTTACATATTTATCTAAAAATAGTTAACATATACATTACATTTTTTTAATACCATGACTATTACTTTCGCGTAAACCACTTGAAGTAATTTTAATAAATTCAATGGGTATATGTTGAACTTCTGATAGATTTGAACAACCAATATAAGATAATCCTGAACGTAAACCTCCGGATATTTGATCTAACACATCTTTTACATCACCTTTGTATTCGACATATCCTTCTACTCCTTCAGGTGTCATATTTTCTATAGATGTATTATTACTATTATTTAATTTTATATTTTTTCTATAATTCGATATTATTCCCGCCATACCACGTATCATTTTCATTTTTTTATTATCTTTAAGCAATACTTTACCCGGCGTTTCTGTTGTCCCACTTAGTCCACCACCCAACATAGAAGCAGAAGAACCAGCACAAAAAGCTTTAAAGATATTGCCGGTTTTACGATTGTGTCCACCATCCGCTATAATTGTTACATTTTTTTGAGCAGCCATTTTAGCACATTCGATAACCGCAGACAGTTGGGGACGACCACAACCGGTCTGTTTTCGTGTAATACAAATGGTTCCTGGACCGATGCCGACTTTAATACAATCGGCTCCCGCATCAGCTAAATATTCTACACCTTCCTTAGTACAAACATTACCAGCTATAATTTCAAGAGTTGGATGTTTTTGTTTAATAGATTGTATAGCTTCTTTACAAATGATATGATGACCATGAGCAATGTCGATACAAATAATGTTTACACCTGCTTCAACTAAAGCATCCGTTCGTTCCATATAATCACCTACTACGCCAACTGCCGCTCCTACAATTAATTGTTTATTCGCATCCAAATTAAAGGTACTGTTTTGTAAATTGTTTCGAAAAATAATATCCTTTAAGGTAAGTAATCCCATTACGGAGGTATCGTTTTTATTGATAATCGGTATTTGTTCTATTTTATTATCCAGACATATTTTTAAAAGTTTTTTTTCTATTTCAGGTGTTAACATTTTTTTATTTTTTAATGTATAACTGATAAGAGCAGGACTCCCAGTCATAAAATCTGCTACTTGTAATTGATCTACATTGGTATAATATTCTTGTTTATAAAATTCTTTGTTTAATATATATCTATTTATATCTCTGTTTGTTAGAATACCCTCAAGTTGATTGTTTTCGTCTGTTACTAATAAACTACCTACTTTATTATTTTTAATAATGGTAATCGCATTTTCTATAGATTCAGTTTGTCTAACCGACCACGGATTTGAAATAATATGATTGGTATAACGTTTTACATTTCTAACCATACGAGCTTGTTGTTCTATAGAACAAAATCTATGAATAATGCCCATACCACCATATTTAGACATGGATATAGCCATTTTATCTTCTGTAATGGTATCCATATTGGATGATATAATAGGAAAAGAAAGAGTAATATTATTTGTAAGTTTCATAGAAAGATCTGTATTTTTTCTACTCTTAATAACTGAATATTTTGGTTTAATTAATACGTCATCATATGTAATTTCATTCGATATCGTAATCCTGTCTGTCATGGAACAACAATATCAATCAATTATAATATATTATTTAAACATCTTTAAATAATAAATTATCTTATTATATTATACATAACTGATATGGCTCGCAAACGTTGTCCTGAAAATACCTTTTGTTTTAGTAATTCAATTATATATTTTATATTGATAGCAATAGGCTTTATTCTTATACACATATATAACAATAAAAAAACAAATCAAAATATGATAGATGCTATTAAAGAATCCAATCAACACATGTTTCATTCATTAAAAAATTCTTTGGCAAATGTATTAAATTTAAATGTTTCTACTGTAAGTTTTAATAAACGTCTAACTGACCCGTTACAACCTCCTGAACGAACTACACCGTTATTTTTTAGAAGAATGACGGTTGCGCCTGAAACAGATATTCGTATGTCTGCACAAACAGATCTTGGTATACCTATTAATGTTCATACGCGAGGAGAAGCTGTCCATTACCAACAAGTAGGTGTATTAATTCAAGATGGGGTATCTGGTGATAATAAAAAAATCTTACCTATATATGGTAAACCCACCTACTCAGGTTCCCAAAATTGGAACTATTATACTTCTACTGACGGATATCATTCTATGAAAGTAGGTATTACAAATAAAAATAAACAATGTACTCATGAATTTGGGTGTAATGAAATATATGATGGTGATTTAGTATCTGTAGAAGGACATGATAGTCAATTTAAAGTAAGTATGTATAAACTTGATAAACCAAGATATATACCTTATGTAGTTTAAATATCACCCATATCTAATGTATCGGTATATATAAATCCCAATATATGACCTTCAGAGTGTATTTTTTTAGTTATAACTTGTAACGTGTTATCTTTTTTTGTTAATTCTATATCTTTTAAAAAAATCTTATGTTTATTAATGATAAAATATATAGAATCTAATATTTTTTTGGTTTGTTTTTCATCTAGCCCCTTATATGAACGTATTTTTGGTAATTTTACTGTTACAGAATGTTTATTTTGATAAGGTTGTATAATGTTGGTATGCTCTGAAATATCTGGAAGGATAACTGGTTTGGACCATAACACTCGATTTTTATTATGTAAGGTGGTTCTATATTTAAGCATTTGAATACATAATTGACTGTTATCTATAATAATGGAATAAATATAACAGTATTTAATTTCCAAATAACTAAATAACAAATGTGGTAATTCCCATATTTTTTTATTTTTAGTAGAATCAGAATTATGTGTAATAAGAAAAATAGATTCGTCTTCTATTCCAATGATTAGGTCATTCCAACTATATATTGTATCCGTATCTTTATCTTTTATATATTTTTCATGAATTTCTAAATTTGTCCCATCAAGAGAAAAATCTCTCGTTAGATCAGAAGAAATAACTAAACCTTGTAAATCTCCATTAACAATCTCTTGTTTTTTAGCAATAAACATACCTTTAACGTATCTGTCATCCTCCGTTTTGTTTGAGCCAAAAGTCAATATATATTCAATATTGGGATATTCCATAAATAGTTTTATAGTTTATATCTATTATATAATCTCTAAATAAAAAAATATATAATATAATATATGGGTAATTGTTATTCTAGATTATTATATCAAACATCTATTTTAAAACAATTAACACATCAAATGTATTATAATAGAAACAATAGATTTTATAATAATGTATATTATATACATACATTATATAAATTAAAACATAAAGATACAACTAAACATACAACTAAACATACAACTAAACATATAACAATCAAAAATATTATTCAGTATACGTAAACAAACCGATTACATATTGTATGTAGATATCTTTTATTTAAATCACTTTATTTGTGACGGATTGAACCGATTGAACAGATGTTGTTACACCGCCCTTTTGAAGTGCTTCCGAACGATTAATGTCATTTACTAAGAAACTTGGGAAGGTTTCATTGTCCATTCGATTACAGCCGATTCTCCCGCCGGAGTCACAACGTTCTCGGCGCGCATTGTATTCTAAAAGAGTATGTTCTCGATTGTAATTTTGAGCATAATGTTTTTTAAATTGATAATTATTCCATAGTTGTTCTTCTGTATGGTCTTCTCGTATAGGACCTATTTGTAAAAGAGTGTTATTACACATACCTAAGGGAAATTGTATTTCTGCGTTATAATTAAATGTTAACGGAACTAACTTACTTGATAAATTATTTGACATCGGATTACAAACATTCGTATCAACAGAACGTGAAATATGTGTAAAGTCGGAGGATTTTTTTAAATTACAAGTGGGATGTATATATTGGTAAGTAGTCATTATATAATATAATAAAACAAAATAATTTTATTATAAGTATAAAATAAAGTTATTTAAATGTTAAGATATGGTATTAATTCTATTACAAGTATTATAAATATTATACATACTATAATATGAAATAATGTACATGATATAAATATAAAAATCCATAGAGATATATTTTTTTGTTTAGTTTTCTCCATCATAGTGTATATACTGAATATAACTTGAATAAAAATAAGATCAAATTATTTAATTATTATATATTTGTGATTTTTTCATATACTAATATACTATTATTTTTATTTTATTTTATTACACCTTTGAACATTTAAAACGCCGATTTTATTATAAAATTTGATTCATTTTATTATAACAAATAATTATTATTTATAAAATATGGAAACTATTATGACATTACACACATATAATACTGATTTACTTAGTTCATGGGGTATTGGTCAAACAACAAAACCTATATCTTGGACATTTGAAAACGTATTAAAATATGCGGTAAATATTAAGGCAACGGTTATTGTAAAACCATCAAGAGGCAAATTATGGTATATCAAGGGAATAAACAATAATAAAAAATATGAAGATATTAAAAATCATTTAGAAACCAATCTACATGCCAGATACAAAGCAAATAGTAAAACCTGGTTAATATCTTATTTTTAATACGGCGTTTTAAATGTTCAAAGGTGTAAAATAAAAATATTTAAAATATGATTTATTCACCAAGGTTCAGGCATAACAATATATAAGCGTTTGACACGTTTCCCTGCTAATGTTTCAATTTCTCCTATACTTGCTCCATAATTAGGATCATGAAACAATTCTCTAAAAGCTTTTTCATATAATTTTGTTTTATTGTTGCGGATGGTTAGCACAAATATTTCTTGTTTACCTGAACGATTGGATACTAATAAATTTTGAAAATTGTATTTTAATTTGTTGACAAATTTCTTTTTTTCTTTCATCCACTTCGAATTATATACTTTTTTTAAATCTGCCCAAGAAGGTATTTCATATTCTTCAAGATTTTCGCTTTCTACAGGTGTGCTATTTTCAGCATTATCTAATTCTTCTAATATAAACTGATCGGCCTCATCCATAAATCCGTCCATACTTACGTTATATTATACTATACTATAATATAAATTAATTATGTAATTAAACTAAATATAATTATTTGATAATTATTTGATACGGTTAAATAATACATCCCAAACGGTTTTATGTTTATGTTTATGTAATTCTTCTGTAGTTTTAGATAAATCTAAATATATATCGCCTAATTTTGTACATAATCCTCTATTCATATCTTCAAGTGATTCATTTACATGTGTAAGGGAATGATTGGCTTCGTTTGATTCTGTATAATTTTGGAGAAATTGATCGATTTGTGTTTGTAAAGAATGAACTGTATCCGATAAGTTTTTATTTTGTGTTTGTAATTCTTGTATAATTGTATCTTTTTCGTGTTCCCTTACTCGTAAATTGCGTATCGTACATTGTAATAGTTCACTATCTTCTTTATATTCAGTTGTAACTTTAGAAATGGCTGTCGAAATAGTTTTTTTTGCTTTTTCTTGTAAAAAGGCTGCTTTATTTGTAGATGTAGCAAATTTAGCCAAATATGTAATATTTTGTAATAAATTTTTTCTATCATTTCTATCTAATATAAAGCATTGTATTCTATATATAGCCGAATAAATACGTATATACTGTTTACGACAAATATAGGAACGGATATATGATTGTATGATAAGTATATGATTCATGTATTATTATATACCAATGTTAATATGCTATATAAAAATTAAATCATAAAAATGTGTTCATAAAAAAGTTATTCGGATTATTTAATATTTAAATGTAATTTAAATATACAAATAGTATAGAACCGTATAAATGAATGTTATATATATGTAATCAATTAGCCTCATTTTTTATAAATCTATTATTTTTTTTTGTAAATATTTGGATATGGGTATGCTATGCCAGTATAGCTAGCATATGTGTATCATTGAAGGATAAAAAATGGCATATGCGCTTACGAGATATACACTTGTATAAACATGATTTGTATATTAATACATTATCGATTGTATATTATGTTAAATATAAAAGTATAGTACACGCTTCGTATATTTATTACGACATTGGAGATAGACTTACTTTGATGAATGAATTAACACCTGCTACCCTTCCATCAAATAAAGCAGACATGACTACTGATACTGAATTGGAAAGTATACATATTCTCACTAACAGTATTAAATCATTATGTAAAAATTGTACGTGTATCATTGATCGTATGAAAATAAAAATAGATGAACATCTTATAGTCACTCTACATAGTACGAAAATACAAAAAAGTGCTACAGAGTATACAATTTCTATTTCTACAATTTATATACTCTATGATACGGTAAAAATTGCTACATGTAAACATATAAACATAACCTATTTGTATACGACCAATCAGTTAGTTATCGATATCTCATTAATTACCATTAAATTATTATCGTATGAAATAGATATACAACACTGTATACAACATATTATAACGTTACTATCTGTTGAGGATACGCCCTCAAACATTTGTCTACACATATTTATACGTTCCATTCACGTTAATTTTTTTAATAAACACGTGTTACATTTATATGTTCACAATATAAAATATCATTCGGATAAGAATTCTTTTTTTATACAAGAATGTATACTTCAATCCGGTAAAAAATGTATCGCCAACATATCAAATATTGATTATTCACTCGCTACAATAAAAAGTATGACCATTGAAACAATACGGCTACACATATATAAAACTACAATGTATAAATTAAAACTTTGTTTAGATTCTTTACTTCCTAAACATAAAAAAACTACAAAGACTCACATAACCCGAAAAAAAACTACAAAAAATATGCCGTTACAATCTTGTTTAGAAAAAAATTATATAAAATCCATTACGGTAGATAATCAGTCTACCCGTTCTTTATCGGATGTTAATATTCCACTGGTTAAAAAAAGTATTATGAAACAAATCTTTATTCATACATTGTGTATAAATATAAAATATACACCGAATATATATATCATTTGTAAGTCGTTAGCCTATACTCGATACACTAAACACATCTATACGATGTTAATACAATCCATTCGTATAAAAGATATGTACGACAAGTGCTATATACAAACTAAATATAATAATAGTAATTATATTCAAATATTATTTAAACAACATTTTTTAAATATTCAAATCGTTCCCTTAACGATAGACATACATATAGATATTATTAAAGGTGTGTTAGATATTATTGAGGCAAATGCGTATGATTTTAAAAAATTGTTGTATTATGATTATATTAAAAATAATTATAGTGAGTATTTTATTCATCATTTGTTTATTCACAGTATTATGTTAGATGTAACCTATAAACCTAAAAAAAATAAATTTTACAAACAACTTTTTTCGAAACATTCTCGCTACGCATTTTTACAAATAACCAATTATAAAAATATACGTTTATATACAAAAGAGATAGATATTTACTATCCATTAGACAGTAGTTATTTATGTAATAAAATACTTGAAATTTGGTTTAAGGATATATATAAACATCAACTAACAAATGTTCTGAAAGGAGCTCAATACACTAAAAAAATATCTTCTACATTGGATTATAGTTCTAAACTTTTTAAAAAGGTTAAAAAAAAACTATCATAAAATATAATTATTTAATTTTATTTTTTTAATGTAAAAATAAAATAAAAGCATATAGTATATAAATGAAAGCAAGAGGATCAAGAGCACAAGTGATGCACGGCACTGCCAAGCGCACATCAGGGGGGTTAACCAAAAAACAGTTAAAATACAATAAACAGGGAAAAATTGTTTCTAAAAGAATGT